ATACTCTTGGAATCGTAATATTTCCAGAATTATTTGCTAATACAGTTGGGTTAGCTTGAAGAACTGTGCTGTATGGAGTTAAGGCATCGATTAAATTACCATACTGCTTATCGTCATAAACGAATCCTGCACTATTGGTAGTATTCATGGTTCTTTTACCCCAATCATTAGTTACATCTTCTGGTACAAAGAAACCTTTTGGCTCTTTACCAATTTTTTCAGCATAAGCTCTTGATGCTTCAACTTCAAACTGTGCATCTACATTCATGCCTGCTTGATGTTTAGCCATTCTAACAATGCTAAAATTTCTAGCTTCTTTTTCTGATAAACCAATTTCATTGCTTTCGATTGGTTGATTTTCGATTTGAGTTAGTAACTCACCTCTGAAAGATGATAAGTCTTTACCATCTCTAATAGCTTCTCTTGCTAAGTCTTGT